CCAAGCAATGGAAAACTCTTCTTTACCAAGAGATTACGTATGGAAGAACATATTTAACATCTCTGAGGACGAATTTGATGAGCTTGACGACCTTATTGTTGAGGACCAAAAGCGCAAATTTAGATACAAACAAATCGCCGAGGAAGGTAACGATCCAGCTGAAACAGGCCAAGCATTTGGTACCCCACATCAGATTGCTAGTCTTTACGGTGGTAAGGGCGATGGATCTTTGGAAGTTCCTAGAGGCTATGACGAGACCGATCCTAACGAACCAACGAAGGTTCCAGGAAGACCTCAAAAGTACAAATCTATATACGGAACAGACGAATCTCCATTTGGTAGAAGCGGAGTTTACGATATGAATACTCAAAATGCTGAGACCAAAGAAGATAAGGTTGGAGTTACTTTTAAAGGCGGCGCTTTGAACATGGAAAGCACAAAAGCGATCTACTTTCAGAACAAAAATTCAATAGAAAAGATGTTCCAAAAGGAAAACGCTAGAAAAACTCAACTTTTTGAACAATCTGACCTATTGAGCGAAGACAACATCATTGACAATCTAGATTAGAATATTTAGATATTTATTAGCAAGCCGATCAAAATAGCTATGGCAATTAAACATTCGAAATATCGCAACACCGGTATTTTATTTGAACTTTTAGTAAGACAGACAACTTCAGACCTTTTGAACAATCAGGACTCTAAAGCTGTTAAAATACTTAAAAAACACTTTACCAATACAGAATTGGGAAAAGAGTATAGTCTTTACAGCGCGTTTGTAACTAGTCCTAAACTTTCAGAAGCTAAGGCCGAGATTCTTATATCAACCATTTTAGAACAATATAAGAAATTAAGCCACGACACACTCAGCCAAGCCAAGTATAACCTAATCAAAGAAATTAAGAAAACCTATAACCTAGAAGACTTTTTTAAAGCTAAGATAGAGAATTACAAGCCTTACGCTTCTGTTTATACAATATTCGAATCTCAAAGCAGTCCAAACTCTGACACAAAGCAGATCGTTTTAAACAAGATCAATCTTTTGGAGCATATCACTCAAGAGTCTATCAAGGACATTCAAGCGCCTCAATCAATGGTTGAGGAATTAATGAACGAAGACAAAGAGATCAGAATTTTAACTTACAAATTATTGGTTGAGAAGTTCAATAAAAAATACCAAGGCCTTTCAGAAAGACAAAAAGGTATTTTAAAAGAATACGTAGCAAGCATCTCAGATTCTGCTAACTTAAGAAAGTTCTTAAACGAAAAGTTAAAAGAAATCAAACAAGAGCTTACAGAGCAAACAGAAAAAGTTCAAGATAAGGTAACTAAGATCAAAGCACAAGAGGTTATAAAATTCATAAAACCATTGAAAGAAGGTATCGCCATTAAAGACGAAACAATTACCGGATTATTACAATATTACGAATTAATCGACGAGTTAAAAAGAGTCTCTAAATAATGAAGAAACCTTTCAATAATCAACTTGCCACTCAAAGACTAAGAAACGAAGATAGCGTAACTGGAGGAAATGCTCCTGCAGATACCGCTGCTACTTTCAAAGCTGGAGACGGTATGCAGTACGCTACTAAGAAAGCTTTCAAAAAGAAAAACGAGGTAAAAGACGTAGAACCAAAATTGGCTGCCGGCAAAGCAACAATATATCCTCAGAAAAAATGGGGTTGGAAATCAGCGCCATCTATTCCTAATCGCCCATCTAAAGGCGGATTCCAATACAAGCAGATGTTTGAAGATATGGAAGAGGGAGTTTTACAGCCAGTAGATTTGGATAAGGATTCTCTTTCTCCAATGGAATATCAGCAAGCAAGAAGCTATCAAGAGTTTAACGAAGAGGATTGGAACTTTGACGACGTTTCTAAAAGATATATTAAAAAGCAAGCAGAACCTGATCAAGAAATGCAGAACGAGGAAGCAGACGAAGAGAAAAAATACTACGTTAAAGTTTCTGTTAGGGATGCAAAAAGAGCTTTAGATGTACTTAGAGACAATCCAAGTTACAGAGGTGTAGAGTTAAACGGATCAGATACATACTACACAGCTGACGAAGATTTGGCCTACGATATGATGATGGACTTTGGAACTCAAGATATTGAAGTAATAGGCGACAATTTTAGTGATAGCCATTTATACGGCAGCGAAGATTTAAACGAAGCTTTGACTTACAACAAGTTTAAAAGAGAAGCCGCAACAAGACCTAACAAAGATGCTTTACACGAAGCATTAAAATCTATAAATAAAAAGTTACACGAAATAAACAGGTTAATGGAGTACTCTACCAACATGAAAATGGAATTGGAAGAGGATTATAGTCCAAGAACTGGTAAGGTTGTGAATAAGCTAGAAAAGCAACTAGCTGAAATTTACAAAAAGGTTAAAAGTTTAAAGTAACATGGCAAAAATAAAGTCAGCCGGAGGCAGCGAAAAATTAGTTTTCGGAAAAAGAAAATCAGGGCAGCCTGGCGGTAAAAAAAGTTATAACAAAAGCAGTCCAAGACCAAAAGCATATCGCGGACAGGGAAGATCATAATATTTATAAGCATGACAACAGCAATTTTATTCAAAAAGCACAGAGCAGGAGAAATCAGCAAGGAGAAATTCTTGTACGAAGTTAGAAGGGACCAACAGTTACCTTTTATCACTAATATGACCTCTTACGAAGACTCTATCAAGATCCTTAAAAACAAGAGTATCGTTAAAGAAGCGACTGCTCAAGACAATATACATCCTTACACTTTAAAAAAAGGCGCTGAAGCCGAATTGCTAAAGGGCGGAGAAATTACCAACCTTGCTTACGCTAAAGCTGTTGCAACGGCTACAAAGAAATTAGCAAAAGATCCAACTGCTTACGACGATTTACACATCTCTAACTCAGTTAAGATAGAAAAAGCAGACGCTAAATTGGGTATGACTCCAGTTAAAGGCGAAAATTTTACCGATAAGCACAACGGTATGAAGAAAGTTAAAGGCTTTCACGATGCTAAATCAAACACAAAAGCTTCTAAGAAAGAGAACAAGAGAGGCAATCCAAAAGGAGTTAAGATGATGAAAGAGTCTACCCAATTGGATATCTTAAAAGATCTTCTTTCTAAAAAAAAAGTTGAATTAACTGAGGACATGCATCCTACTTACGGTATGGGCCAAGAGGTTCCGTTGCCTGAAGAGGACGCTAAACAATATAAAAGTAAAACCGGTATCGTAAAAGATATTTTTGGTGGTACTTTAGAATTAGAAATACAAAGAGAAGGAGAAGAGCCTTTAATTATCAATAGACAAGTTAACGTAATCGATAAGGCCAAAGAGTTGGTAAACGTAAAATCTCAAGCAGACGATAAAGAAGCAAGAGATAATATGTGGTCAGATTGGGACAAGAGAGGAGAAAAAACATTCGCAGGAGTTATAGATTTTCCTTCTAAGATAGACGCAGATCGTCAAAAGAAAACTATGGGAATCGTTGAGAAGTTAAGAAAGTTTTTAAAGAAGGACAAAAAGACAGACGTAGACGAAGCATTAGACGTTGTGACTGGAACAGATCAAACTGGAAAAAAGGTAACCTTAGCAACAGTTAAAGGAGGAAAAGGCAAAGAAGCCGCGCAGCAATATAAAAAACAAGGCGCAACATCAGTAACTTCAACAACCGTAGCGTAATGGCAAAACAATTACTTATAGAGACTGCTTACTTTACTCCTACAGTTTCATTGAACGAGAGTAAAAGACACACCAACGGTAACCTAATAGTTAGCGGACAAGTGCAAGCATGCGATAAGCCAAATGCCAACAAAAGAATATACCCTTACGAAGTACTATTTACACAAGTAGAAAAGTACATCAATGGACCTATCAGAGAAAATAGAGCTTTGGGAGAATTAGATCACCCTGAGTCTACGATTATCAACTTAAAGAACGTTAGCCACAACATCGTTAAACTTTGGTGGCAAGACAAAGATCTTTACGGTCAAATAGAAATACTACCAACACCATCAGGAAATATCCTTACCCAACTTTTTGCAAATAACATTACGGTCGGTATCTCATCAAGAGCTTTAGGATCAGTTATTCCTATCGGCGAAGGTTTGGTTCAAGTAGAAGACGACTTGGATCTTATTTGTTGGGACTTTGTATCTACCCCATCAACTTACGGAGCTTACATGAAGCCGGTTGCCAACCCAAGCGCACCAGGTCTTAGAGAATCAATCGATTTACAGATTGCTAATGCAAATACGTACGAAAGAGCAAGTCGTCTCATTTCAGATCTAATCTGTTCTCAGAGCGGAGTTTGCTGTTTAACTAGATAAAAAGACGCGTTTTCGTGAAAATCACCGTATTTATTGGTACATGCACCGATTTCTAATGCGGTAGCTAATCGAATTATATCTACATATTGCTTCACATTACAATAAGCAATCAGAACACTCATTATTTTATAACAAATGGAAAATTTGTACAAAGAGGCAATTGCAGACGCAAAAGCACTAAGAGCTAGCGCCATGGCTAACGCTAAAGCGGCTTTAGAAGAAGCATTTGAACCTAAATTAAAAGAAATGTTCCGCAAAACCGTTGAAGAAGCTGCTGACGAAATGGACGAAGCTGACGAAATGGACGAAGCGAAACATAAAGTCGAGGAAAAGAAGCACAAAAAAGATGCTGAAGAACTTGACGAAGCTGATGAAATGGACGAAGCAGAAGAAATGGACGAAGCTAAGGCTGAGGAAATGGACGAAGCTGAAGAAATGGACGAAGCTGACGAAATGGACGAAACTTCTCTTGAAGAAATCTTAGGTGAACTTGAAGCATTAGCTAACGAAGGTGAAAACCACGACGGCGAAATGGAAGAGGGCACAGAAGACGAAATGGAAGAAGGCGCAGAAGACATGAACTACGAAGCAAAGTCTGAAGAAGACGGCGAAGAAGAAGTCGAAATGGATGACGAAGAAGAAATGGACGGCGAAGAAGTTGACGGTGAAGAAGAAGAAAAAGTAATCACTATCACTTTAGGTCAATTAAAAGACATTTTAGCTCCGTATCAAGGTGAAGAAGAAGGTGCAGAAGGCGCTGAAGGCGAAGAAGCAACCGACGACATTAACTTAGACGAAATTTTTGCTGAATTAGAAGAAGCTTCAAAAGAAAAAGTTGAAGAAAAGAAAGAAAAAATGAAAGCTAATAAAGACGAGATGGAAGAGCAAAAACAATTGGAAGTTCCTGGAACTGAAAAACAATTGAAAGAAGCTAATAAAACAATCTCTTATTTACAAACTCAATTGAAAGAAGTTAACTTATTAAACGCTAAGTACTTATTCATGAACAAATTGTTTAAAGCTAAATCATTAACTGAATCTCAAAAGATCAAAGCTATCAACGCTTTCGATAGAGCTACTACAGTTAAAGAAGTTAAAAACACATTTGCTACTTTAAACGAGTCTTTCGCTGTTTCTAAAAAGAAATCAATTAACGAAGGTTTTGCATCTCAAGCAGCTGGTATCGCACCTAAGCAGACACAAACGATCGAATCAGATCCTTTTATCTCTAGAATGCAAGTATTAGCTGGTATTAACAAAAAATAAAAATTAAATTGCATAAAAAATGGCAAACTTAGTACAATCATTATTAAATGAGTCCGCTCAGAACGCTCAACAAGCTCAGTATACTGTAGCTCAGAAGCTTTCTAAGAAGTGGGCAAAATCTGGCCTTTTAGAAGGTTTGGAAGGAAACGACCAAGCTACTATGGCTATGATCCTAGAAAACCAGGCTAAGCAATTAGTAACTGAGTCTTCTCAAACAGGCGGCGGTATTTCAAACGGCGCAACTTTCACAGCTGGTACTGGTGAACAATGGGCTGGTGTAGCTTTACCTTTAGTTCGTAAGATCTTCGGTCAAATCGCTGCAAAAGAGTTCGTTTCTGTTCAACCAATGAACTTACCTGCTGGATTAGTATTCTATTTAGATTTCCAATACGGAAATACTAAAACTCCTTTCACTTCTGGTCAATCTTTATACGGTACAAACACAGCTAACTTCGGTAACGCTGCTGCTGGTGCTTTATACGGTTCTGGTCGTTTTGGATATTCTACTAACCAATTCTCTGCTTCTGCAGTTCCTGTATCAATCGTATCTGCATCTTATGCTGATGTAGATTTTAATAGCGATTATTCAAGCTCTGCTTTCTTCGGAAACGGTATCGCTAGTAACGCTACAGACGGATTAAGAAAATTAACTTTCGCGACTTCGTCTTTGACTAACTTTGATATCGATGGTATTCGCGCTTTCGTAGTTACAACTGGTTCAGCTGGCACAACAACAGGTATTGCGGCTTCTCAAAATTTACAACAGTTCACTACTATTAGTGGTGGTAATATTGTATTTATTGTATCAGGTTCTAATTTACAAACAACTGGTTCAGTAGGTTCTACATTTGCTATTGATTACAATAAAGCAACTGATTTTGCTACAAGAGGTGATTTTGAAGACAGAACTGCAACTCAAGGCTTCTCTGTTCCTAACGCTGCTTCAGCTACTTCAATTGTTATCCCTGAGATCAATGTTCAAATGAAGTCTCAAACCATCAGTGCTAAGACTAAAAAGTTAAAGGCACAATGGACTCCAGAATTCGCACAAGATTTGAATGCTTATCATTCTTTAGATGCTGAAGCTGAATTAACAGGTTTATTATCTGAGTACATCTCTTTAGAGATCGACTTAGAAATCTTAGATATGTTAATTACAAATGCTCCAACAGTAGAGTATTGGTCAGCTAAGGTTGGTGATCAAATCAACGCTGCTAGAACTGCGTTCACTTCTAATACGCAAGGTTTGTATTACAACCAAATGACTTGGTTCCAAACTATTGGTATCAAGTTACAAAAAGTTTCTAACATCATTCACCAACGTACTTTACGTGGTGGCGCTAACTTCATGGTAGTTTCTCCAGCAGT